CATTTATGAAATTCCAGGAGTTAAGGTAGGTTGTACTAGTTATATGGAACGTAGACAAAAAGAACAACTCTCTAAAGATAAAATGGTTCTCTTAGAGTCTCATACATCTATTGATAGAGCTACTGAGAGAGAAAAAGAGCTACAGAGAGTAAAAGGGTATGAGGTAAAGGGCAGTTACAAACAAAACGTTATTAATAGTAAAACTGTTTGTCATACTCCTGAAGCTATAAAAAAAAGAGAGTCTAAGCAAAACAAAAAAGCTATATCTAGTCATAGGCAAAGAGCTATTAAAAGTACTAGAATCTCAGATGGTGTTACTATAATACATCCAGGAGTTTGTAACATGTTAAGGTATCTTAATACAATAGATAAATTTTATTCTAGCGGTATATATAATGTTCTTAAAAAAAGAAATGGAGCTAAATCATACAAAGGATACACGTTTGAATACGCATAGTCTAACTTTAACTCTAACAAGCTATTTATAGTTCAACTATATAATGTATATTAAATGGCAGGTAAACGTATTAGCGACAAGGAGATGCATGAGAGAGTAATGGATGCTTATCAATTAAGATATGAATCTGATAATCCTATTAGGCAAGAAGATTGGGTCTCCCTGTGTCACACTAAATATGGCGATAAATCCGAACAGCAATATTGTGCTTACTTTACCCAAGCAAGAGACATTTGGGAGAATGGTTTACAAAACAAATTAGAAAAAATGTTAGAACCTGCTGCTAACCATTTAAGGGAGTTATTAGAAGATCCTGATCCTAGAGTAAGATCAGATGCAATTAAAATGGTTATGAAGTATACCGGTAGAGATATTGAACGAAAACTTGTTAGAGCAGAAGTACAAAATATCACTATAGGGTTTGGTGAATAGAAAAAAATTTACTATCTTTATATAAAAAAGACTGACCTCACTTGAATATAACTTTATTTACACCTTACCCCAAACAGGCTGACTTTATCAAAAGGTATGGTACTACCCAAGATTTATTTGGTATAGTGGCTGCACCTAGAGGTTCTGGAAAGACTATATTGGGTATAAACCTAATGCTGTATTGGTTGTTAGGAAAAGAAAATACAAAAGGTGGTTGGATAGCACCAGTATATAGTCAAAGTAAGTCTGTAATGGATCAAATAGTCAATACAGCTACTGACGTAATAACTTCTTCCAATAGAATGGAAGGTACTATAACATTTATTAATGGTAGTACTCTTAAATTCCTTTCTAGTGATTCACCAGACAACATAAGAGGATTTAGATTCACACATTTAATACTGGATGAGGCAGCATTCATAAAAGAGACTGCCTTACAAACGGCTATACTACCTACACTAAACCCTTTAGGTCGTAAATGTCTTATGATATCAACACCAAGAGGTCGTAATCATTTCTATCAATGGTTTAATAAAAAAGAGGTAGTTAAGACTAAGTTTCCACTTACTGAATGTCCTTACATTAATCCCGAATTAGTAGAAGAGGCTAGAAAAAGTCTACCTCCGGACATCTATAGACAGGAATTCTTAGCCGAGTTTGTTGATAGTACCAACGATGTATTTGTAGGCATAGATAAAGTATCTACAGTAAACTTATTTTCAAATCAAGTTAGAACAGATGTATATGCCGGAATAGATACAGGTCTTACAGATGATAAATCAGTATTAACATTAATGGACGGTACCGGAAGAGTAAGATGGGTTGAAGGTTTAAATAACAGATCCATACAAGATATAGCCGAACATTTTAAATCCATTATGGGTTCATTTAATGTAGTTGGTGGTTATGTAGAAACAAACGGTATAGGAAGAGCAATGTATGATTTAATTAAACAACACTTTCCAAAAGTTAGACCGTTTAACACCACCCAAGACAATAAAACCGATATGGTTCGTAAATTAATAGGTGATATCGAATCAATGAACATAGAGTTACCTACCATGGAGTTACTACCTGAGCTACATGAAGAGTTTGGTGGTTACACGTATAAGATGTCTGCCAATGGTAAGTTAACATTCACACACATGCCTGGAGGACATGATGACTATATTGACTCATTAATGCTTTCTAACTATTCCAGAATACAATTTATTACCAAAAGAAACCTTACCATCAGACCAGGAGGCAGTAGAATCAAAAAGGTAAATACGTCTTGGGGTAAGATACAATAGACCACCCACCACAAAACAGTTCAAAAAATTATTTATGTAATATGCCAAGTAAGACCTTACACATAACGGTACCTGATTATCTTACAATAGATCAGTACAAGAAAATGAATGACTATAAATCTGAAGATAACTTCGGTAGATTATGCCATTCGGTATCTGTAATGACAGGATACAAAATATCTGAAATAAGACATTGGCCGATTGAAACACTGACCACCATAGCAAATGATTTTGCTGAACTAGCAGATCATAAACAAGAATTTCATTCAATCATAGAATGGAATGGACAGTTATTTGGGTATAGTCCTGTACACGGTTCATCTTTAGGAGAATACATTGACTTAGAGTCGCTATCTAAAGATTTTGAAAACAATATGCATAAGGTAGCAGCTATATTATACCGACCTATAATATCTCATAGGTTTAAATCTTTATCTTTTGCCGTTAGACAAAAAATTAAAATGGTAAACAATAAAGTAGAAAACGTATTTGATTGGTATACGGTAGAACCTTACGATAATGAAAAACGAAAACAAAGAGAAGAATCATTTAGAGACTTTCCAGCACATATCTTTTTAGGAGCTATTGGTTTTTTTTTCAGCAGCGTAAATCTATATTCGACAAATATTCTGTATTTGGAGGGTCGTATAACCAAGAGGACGATGATGGAGATGATCAACCAACAACTACAAACTCTTTCTCACAACATTGGGGTTGGTGGGGGACTATTTACCACCTCTCTAAGTCCAATATATTACAGATTACAGGAGACTCCGCCATCACTGACGTAAACTTACTAACGGTATTAAACTATTTAGAGATAGACAAAGACTTCAACCAAGAACTACAAAAGATTGAAAAACAGCAAATAGCACTCAATAGATCAAGAAGATAATGGCCTTACGTAACATACCCTATAGTAATATAATTGACGAGTTTACTCAAGCGTGTCAAGCTAATTTAGGTATTAGTACTTTTGATACTGGTACAATTGATTTTTTAGATGCTAATGCTGTAAATAAAAACTACCCTTATATCTACTTACGACCCATCTCATCACCTGGTGTTGTGGATAAGGTAAGGTCTTTGACATTTGAATTATACTCTTTAGACGTACCTACTTTACAAAATCAATCACCGGTTGATTTATTATCTCAGTGTGAGGAAAGAATATACCAATTACTGGCGTGGTTTAATAAAGGTGAAACACAAATACAGCAAACATACGAAGTAACTATAACAGACCTTTCACCGGTCAATGAAGCATTTGAAGATAGAGTGTTTGGTTGGGTTGCTACCATAGAAGTAGCCACTCCTTGGGTTTGGGATTATTGCGACTACCCTCAAGCATGGCCTACCCCAACTCCTACTGCTAGTCCGACAGCAACACCTCCACCTTCACCAACTGCCACTGCCACACCCACACCTAGTGCATCTCCAACAGGTACACCTGTACCACCGACACCAACCCCTACTACTTCGGCAACACCGATACCACCTACTTCAACTCCTACGGCTACACCTTTTGTACAGTCGTTTATACTTCTTAGTCCAAGTAGTTCGTGGTCTGATATTCCAGGAGAGGTTTGTGACACAACCGTTGACAATCCTAGTGATTATATACAAGTATATGCAGAATCAGATAATCCGTTACAATTGTTTCCGGAAAATGTATACAGTCAAAGAATTTATACCGACAGTAATTTAAATACTCCTTACACACAATCAATTGATGTAGATCAGTATTATGCCAGTATAAGATCAGATTCAGGAGGTACAATCTATCAAGTTAAAATGGATAGGTTTGCAGACGACAATTGGGAGGCAGCAGACTATAGTGTATGTCCGGTATTATTACCTACTGCAACCCCTACTCCTTCTCCTACTGCTACCCCTTCACCAACACCATCACCAACGGCAACGCCTACGGTAGTTCAATTTAGAATTGGATCAGAGGCTGCTAGATGGTCTAGTAATGCAGGAGCGACATGTAGTAACTTTAACAACGTAGGTCAAGTAGTATATGCTTACGAAACAAATGCTGGTTTATCATTCCCAGACAACATACAAGGTAGTACACCTTACTTAGACAATCAGTTAACTCAGCAGTTTACTATGGCAGGTACGGTAAATGATTACTGGGCACCAATCTGGCAAACAGATGACGTTTATGCAGTACAAATAAACTTAACCACACCTGGTAATTTAATTTCATTTAGAGATGTACCTGCAGAAGATTGTAGTATACTAATACCAACACCTACTGCTTTACCACCAACGGCAACACCTACGCCTACTGCCGCACCTGAATGGTTTGGATTTATAGGTCAACCGGTATCGGCTTCTTTACAAGATAGTTCTTTTGTTGGTGAGTGTACTAACACAAAAGATGATGTTAAATACTATTGGGTATATGATGCACCTAGTTCCGGAGATACTTTCTGTAGAATTT